AATTTGCATAAAGAATATTGTCGTTTACATTTAGTGGAGACCTTGACGTATCAACCATAGTCCATTGACTTGTAGAGTTAGTACGTTTAGTGATTACAAAAGCAGGTTTGAATCCTGTGTAGATAAACGGGCCATCGCTACTGCCGTTACCTGTGTAGCTACCGAATGATGAGTAGCCTTCTACTTCTGCAAAGCAGTAAGCTATGTGATCTTCCGTAGCAACTGTTGTGTACCCTGCTCTTAAACCAATAACCGATGAGGTCATACCTGCACCCCAACCACTAGATTGTGTTTGTTTGGCACTAGTAGCATTCAAACGCATATAGTCATCTGTTAAGTTACTAAAGGTGTTATGCCATGTGTACCAAGGTGCTGAACTACTATCTCTAGTCTTAACAATAACCATACTAGGAGTTACACCAAGACCATGCCCTGCGCTAAAGTTTCCTGTGCCAGATGGTGCAGTAAAACTAACAATACTGAATCCAGCCGTAGTGTTTGCAGAGACTGTGGAGTTTATTGAACCTACTGTGTTACTGACACCAGAGCCGTTGGCTTTCCAGTTCCATGCAACGATAGAAGTTGAATTATTTAATACGTTTGTTCCAGAAGTTGATCCAATTGTAAAACCATCAGAATCTAATGAAGTTACATTTGCATTGCCAAAATAAGTGCCTTCCGCATTGGTTTCGCTTGAAGATAACCATTTTAAATTTCCTGTGCCTCTTAAAACATCCATTAACAAATTGTCATAAGCGTTACTTCTGTTTTTCGTCCAAAGCAAATCAGGTTGAAAACCAACACCTGTGATTGAACGTGGATAAGTATTATTACCCGTATACAACACAGTATTAAAGTAATCTGATCCATCCTCAATAGTCGAGTCAGGCAGGTTAAACGTGTTGAGCTTTAAGAAACCTGTTGGTGGTGTGTACTTGAATGGGCGTTGTCCAAAGTTGGCAGTAACCTTACCTGATCCTCCGTAAACAGCAAAAGCAGGTATAAACTCACCACTAATTCCTGTAAATGCAACACCTTGACTAACATTGTTTTTGTAAAATTCAATAGTTCCTGCGTTTAAATCTAATGCTATTCCTATTAGGTCACCAGTTGTATATGTAGCACCATACGAAGAATTAGAGGCATTATGTACTTTTTTACCAACAGAGTAGTATCCATATCCCGTAGGCCACTCTTGTATGTCATCAGTAGATTGAAAAAAGACATCGCTACCGACTATACCTATCTGCATATAGGTGCCTCTTGTAATTACATGAGCTTCCCAATACCACTTACCACTGCTGACAGCTACTGTTCCACCACGCGATTGCCAGTTTGCTACCGTAGACAACAGAGTCATATTACCGTCACTGATTGTACCAATGCCGTTTAACGCATTCATCGTGCAAAAGTTAGCAGCGTTCTCATCGACCAGACTTGGTGTGTCCTTCATCAAGTCATAGGTGGTCTCAGACTCAGCGTTACTGTTGATGTTGTTAGGCAGCCAGTTGTTCTTGTTACCAGACGCATCAAAGTTAAACTGTGCATCCGCAGTGTCCGCAAACGCCATGTAGATGTAAGTACCACCACTTGCGTTTGTTTCTGTGCTAGTGCCAGTAATTTCAAAACCGGTATCAGTAAATTTAACGTAAGCCGTTCCTACAGTATTTTCTGTATCTGTGGTATTTGCTCGTAACGCTGTTGTATTAGCTGTGCCTGTTGGACTCCTACGGCTGTCTGAAATGTTCCAGTTGCTAGTAGAGTCAGTTCTTTTTGTCATAACAAATGCTGGTCGAAAACCAGTAGTCACTGACAAACCTGCACTACCTGTGCCTGTGTACTTATCAAACTTGCTGTAACCAGCGACTGAGTGAAAGCAGTAGGCTATGAGATTGTTACCGTTTCCACTTACGGAAGAATCAGATCCAACACTAAAAACAGAACTTGTTGGCGCAGTATTGTTCCATACAAGTGCCCCAGAATTTGTTTGCGTTGCGGTAGAATCAAGGTTAATGTGGTAACCACTCATATTGGTTAAACCTGTGTGTGCCACTCGCCAGTTTTGAGTAATAGATCTGTTTTTAAGTATTATCATTTCAGGAGCAGAACTTAAACCATGACCAACAGTTCCAGCACTCCCATCACCTTCGTAACTAACAATACTAAAACCTTTATCTGGATTTGCTTTGACTCGGCTGTCTATTGAGCCATCATCATTCAGTGGGCTAACGTGGTCTGAGTAGCTGCCCTTGAACGCCATGTAGATGTAGGTGTTACCAGATGCGTTATAACTAGCAGATACCTCTTTTAGTTGAAAGCCTGTGTCAGTAAACTCAATGTAATTCCCCAATGTTTCTGCGTTACTTAAATTAGGTCTTAAGGTGTCACCACCAGACAAAAATGGATCTCGTGTGCTGTCCCAGATGTACCAGTCAGTAGAGCTTGCATCTATGTTCTTAACCATAACAAATCCGGGACGGAATCCAGTAGTTACTACATTTCCCGTAGTTGTTCCAGTACCTTCATAAGACCCAAACTTAGATACGCCGGAGACTTCTGAGAAACAGTAGGCTACATACGTTCCACCTGAACCGTTTACATCGTTACTATTGCCAACAGTAAAGACACTAGAGGTAGGAGCAACAACAGAAGAGTTGTTACCAAATCTTAAATTAGCGTTAGCCGTTTCTGCTGCAAAACTTTCATTTAAATAAATATAAGCATTGGATGTATCTTGATGATACACAGTCCATCGTTCTGCTGCGTTTCTTTTCTTAACAATAATTAACTGAGGTGCAGAACTTAAACCATGTCCTATTGTTCCTGTACTACCGTTTGCAGAATAAGTAACAATACTAAAACCAGTAGCATCGCTTGCTTTGACTGTTGAGTTTATATCGCCAGTGGTATTTGTTACTGGATCACCGTCACCAGCATCCCAGCCCCATGCTACAAATGTACTACCTGAATTATTAATTTCGTGCCTACTACCTATTGAAAATCCATCTGAATCAAAGGATGTTAACCCTAACGTATCAGTTTGCTCAGCTACAGTTCTATTTGAGTATAAAACTTCAGTTGCACCTCTAATTGTGTCGTATAGGTGGTGATGTTCAGCGTAGCTTCGTCCTTTTATCCAAACTAAGTCAGGATTGAATCCAAAGCCCTTTATACTTTGAGAGCTGCCGTTGCCTGAGTAAAGAACACTGCTGTGACCTGTGCTAGGTTGGTTATCTCCAGCATCCCATGCCCAAGCTACATAAGTTTGGCCTGATTGGTTAGTTCCGCCAGACAATCCTGTTGTAAACCCATCCGTATCAAAAGACGTAAGCTGTGTTGATGATGTGTTTTCTGCGGATGTTGAATGCGAACCTAAATATTTACCTGCACCGCGCAATGTATCAAACAAAGAATGACCTGATGAGCTAGACCGTTCTTTAATCCAAACGAAATCTGGTGTAAATCCATACCCATCAATACTTTGCGAACCACCGTTGCCTGTGTACAACACTGTGTTTTGTAACTCAGCCTGTGTCGTAGGCTTCATCGGTAAATAGAAACCATTCGTGCCGTATGTGCCTGTGTATTTTTTAGCCTTCCAAGTACCATTGGCATCGTACTCACCAAAATCTGTTGGATCTAATGCTTGACCGTCAACATGATTTATTTCTGTTAGGTAGCCATCAAAATCGTAGAAAGATCCAGAATAAGCGTACACACCTATCTTATGCTCTTGTGTGGAGTTCCATCCCCAAGCTATATTTTGACTAGGATAAGTTGCCGAAGAAAAGGTTGCTTGCTCTCCATTTACATACAACTTAAATCTATTTGTTGAAGTAGCTTGCGTTGTATCAAGAACAAATACGAGGTGATACCAAGCTGAAGGATCTCTAAATACCTGATTGGTATAAAAAATACCTCTAGTTCCTCCAGAGTCATATATCCAAAGCGTATCGTCTGATCTAAATCCCATTTGAGATTCGTTAGATCCATCTCCTCCGCGAGCAGGATTAAATAAATTTTGTTGTGTTCCTAAAGCACCTCTTTTAACCCATACACTAAAAGTCCAAGTTGTTTGGTTGCTTGCACTTGCAGGTGTTCTACTTAGATAAGCAGACGCAGAACTACGCATCCTCAGACTATCTGTGATCTCATGGGCATCATCAGCAGCAGACCCAAAGCCAACAGGCAATAAACTCATGCAAAGCTCCTGCTTACCGAGACATAAGCATTGGTTCCGTTATCAAAGTAACTAAGCGTGTAGACACCAGCAGTCGAGATTGCTGTTAAGTCAGCAGCGTTAATCTTGGTTGTACCAGCAGCAGCAATGGCATGACCACCCGAGTTATCCAACCAGATGAACCCACTCTGACCAGTTGATGATGCATGGTTTGTAAAAGTCAATGTGCCACCACCAGTTGGTGTGCAGCTAAAGTTATTAGTCACGTTAAGGTCAAACGATAGATCGTTGTCAGTCGTCACTGTGCCTCTAAATGGCGCTGTAAGTGTGTCTGCAGTGTCAGCCTTAAGCGTGTCAGCATCAAAGGCTTGAACGCTAGAGCCTATGTCAGATGACTGTAATGCACTAGCAGCTAGTGTACCCTGTGCAGCAGTAGCGTAGTCTGCTGAATCAAATGCTTTAACTTGTGCTAAGTTAGTGACTTCACTATCCATCAACGCACCAGCAGCAGTTACATTAGTTGCGTCTGTTACGTCAGCAGCAGTCTCTATACCTGCAAGTTTAGTGAATTGTGCATCAGTAAACGCATTAGCTTCTGCTTCATAAGCAGTCTTAATCTGCGCTCCAGTTTGATCCGCTGTTGCACCTGTCTCTATGCCAGCTAACTTAGTGAATTGTGCGTCAGTAAATGCGTTAGCTTCTGCTTCATAAGCAGTTTTAATCTGTGCGCCTGTTTGATCTGCTGTAGCTCCTGTCTCAATACCTGCTAATTTAGTTTCTTCAGCAGTTGTGTAGGATGCAGTAGTAGCATCAAGTACAGCAGAGTGTGCTTGTACGTCAGAGCCTATAGCTAAACCAAGATTAGTTCTTGATGTTGTTGCACTTGCTACGTCATTTAAGTTATTAGCAGCTTGTAGTCCACCACTACCTGTTGTAATGGTTTGCCATGCAGACCCTGTGTAGGTCATTATGACTTCGTTGGTCGTGTTAAAATATAACGCACCAGTAGTTAACGCACCACCGTCATTATCTACTGTAGGATCAGATGACTTAGCGCCTAAGTACCTATCATCAAAGTCATCATAAGAAGCTGCAGCAGCAGTAGCAGAACTAGCAGCAGCCGTTGCAGAAGATGCAGACGCTGTAGCAGAACTTGCAGATGCTGTAGCAGATGTTGCAGAATTAGTTGCTGACGTAGAAGCGTTAGATGCTTCAGTAGCAGCAGTAGTGGCAGAAGAGGACGCAGCAGAAGCAGATGCAGCAGCTTCAGCAGCTTTAGTTGTGGCTACAGTAGCCTGACTAGCAGCGTCTGTTGTAGCGTCTCCTGATCCACCTGGTCCTCTATATATAGCCATTATACGTCCTTACTTAGTTGCAATATACATTGTGACTTCAAAACCAAATCTCATTTCAGTGTAGTTAGGTTTAGTCCACATAATGTTTCCTTTGTCGTAGTTTAAGTAGTTGTTGTTTCTTGTAGTTATCTAAATCACGATTACGGCAGAAGTCTTGCCAAGTCATAACACCCTCCTATTAAGAAAGATGCGTTCCTTCGGTTTCCCTACTTCCGTCCTAATGGATGAACGACAATAATAAAACTCCCCAAGCCTTGTGAGCCTGGGGAGATACCTACTTAATTAAGCAGGAACAGCTAGAGCAACAGCAGAGCTATCACGCAACTCAGCTACACCGTAAAGCATATCTGATGTGAATAGCGTACCGAGGTACTCTTGCTTGTACTGGGTCTGAGAACGTACACCCATCTGCTCAGCAAGAACAAAAGCGTCCTTGTGTGCAAGTAGGCAGATACGGTCAGCACCAGAGCTTCCAGCACCGCTATCAGCATTAGTTGATACATAAGACATTACACCATATATATCACCAATCATACCGTTACGGATTGTGTTTGCTGAACCCTGCTCACCAACAAAAGCTTGCTCAGTAAATCGAGCAATACCCATAAGAGTGTTTCTTGTTGATGGTGGGACAATCATACAACGATCTGTCATTGGTACGTCAGCATCATCGAGTCGCTGGATAGAACGTCTGATACCTGCATCAGTCAACGCAGCAGCGTTAGATGATGAACTGTTATAGACTGTTGTACCGTTAGAACCGATGAAAGCATTAGTAGTTGAAGCTGCTGTAGAGTAAGCAGTACCTGAACCAACTGCTCGACCAAGCTGAATCAAGTCAGTATCAACTTGTTTAGCTAGAGCGTAACCAGCGTCATCAGTGTAGAACTTACGCAAAGAAGCAAGTGCCTGTGTCTCCACGATGTCCTCAATCAAACGTGAGTACTCGTAGTGCTTGTTGATAAGAACTTGCTGTTCTGTCTCAGTTGCTGCAATCAGTGTAACCTGAGTTGAAGCTGCTTTAACAGAAGCAGAACCACGAGTAGGCTTCGGAATGTGAAGCGTATCGCCCTTCTTACCTTTGAAAGACATCTTGCTGAACATGTTTGCAGCAACAAGATTAGCCTTATATGCTGCGATAATTTCGTCACTCCAAATCTCTGGGATAAACTTATCCGCAGTGGTCTTGGTGACATGATTAGAACCTAGTGCCATTTTTTATTTCCTTTTAATTATTTGACACGTCCCTCCGCGTATGCAGCCATAATTTCATCTGACATAGCTTCGTAACGTGCGGGATCACGTAAACGTAAGTTAATTAGATCAGCCCTTCGATAAGTTTTTCGTGAAGACGGTGCAGGTGAACCAGTATCTACTGCAGCAGCTTTTAAATTATTAGTTGTTTCTTTTTTTGATTCAGCAACTAATTGAGGATCAGAAGGTTGTTGAGTTTTACTTGTATTCATCATGTTCCAAGTTGATAAAAGTTCTACAGCAGAGTCGTAATCATAATTACCATCTGCTTCGGCATAAAGTTTAGTTCGTACCGGAGATGCTTTTATCCATTCAAAAAACTTAGGATCTTGTATTACTTGTTCAAAATTAGAAAAATCAACTTTTAATTTTTGAAGTACCTGTTGTTGCTTATAAGACGCAGCTTGTTGCTGTGCCTGAGTAACAGCAGGATGTTTGCTAACAGCTTCATTGATTGCAGCTTCAGGGTCTTCATATAATCGTTGAGAAAAATCTACTTCTTCTTTTGGGGTTTCAACGGCTTTCTTTTCTTCGAGTTGTCGTTTCAAAAGTTCGTCAGCTAGTTTTCTAACTTCACCAACTTCTTGAGCTTGTTTACCAATTAGCTTTTCAGCTTCTTGATGCATCTTAACAATGTCTTCAACAGACTTGCCTTGATACTTGTTAGGTATAGCGACTTCAGGTTTTTCCTCTATAGCAGGTTCTGCTTCTTGTGGTTCCTGTTGTTCTTCTTGACCTAACTCTTCAACATTATTAAACTCAACTTCTTCCTCTTGAACCGGTTCTTCAAAATTAGCCATATAGTCTCCTGTCACGTTTGTGATTTTAGGAATTAAAAAATATCACCAGACGCTAACCCTCTCTGCGCTTGTTGGCGATTCTTGTTGCTTCTTCGTGCTTCCTAGCCCAAGCATCTGCAGCAGTAGGAAAATCACCAGTGATTCCCTCTAGTGCAATACGTGGTGCTGAAATAACACGAAGTGACATACACTGACAAACAGGACACTCAACAGCGTTTACCTCTTCATCAATATATTCTTCTGTGATGTGACCTTCGCCACACCTAAATTCAAACATTCTTTTACTCATTGTTAAGTTGCTCCCAGGCTTCTTCAGAAAGTTTCTTGAGAGTTCTAATCCAATGTAGAACGTCTAGCTGTCCTTTACGAAAGTTTAAATCTTCAAGGCTTTGAGTAGCCATCAGATTATTTCTTTCTTCAATCATTACTTCAACATCTGTCAACAAGTCCTTGTAACCTTTTGTTGACATCATGTCAAACCTTGCTTCATAATACTCTTGGAGTTCTTTATCCAAAGTGGAGTTCTCCTAAATGGTTTTAATAGTGGCTCGACTATATCACACTTTTAACCGTTTGTCAAGCGTTATTTTGTTGCATTGTTACTATTTTCTCATTAGAGTCAATATCTTTTTCTTTTAACAGTAAATCAGCTACTTTAGCTCGTTTTTCAAACTCATTTTTATCTTTAGCGTTAATGTTAGCTGATAAATTTCTAATAATATCTGATTTAACTTTGTCATCTAACAGTGACGCTTCTACAATAAGTTTCTGCGCCCTAGCTTGTGCCTCTTGTGCATCAGCAGCAGACTCTTCTGCCCTAGCATTTAACTCATTAGCCTGAGCCTGTATTAGACCCATCTGTAATTGCTGTGCTTGTTGTTGCATCTCTTGAGCCTGTGGATCAGGTTGTGACATCTGATCTAACTGAGCCATTAACTGTTCTTTGTTTACTAAACTAGAAGTGGCAATAATACTTCTTAGGATAATAGGTACAATAGGCGATTCTGGACCAAGTGTCTGCATTAAACCGATAAGCTGTTGCTGTTCGTGTTCTTTAGCAATAGCACCAATAGAAGACAACGTAGTAAACTTAAAGTCTTGCATTGGGTAACGATTAGGATCAAACTGCATATAACGATATGCAACTTTCTTAACCATCGGTATGATGAAGTCATCCTGAAACGATGCCATTGCCACACGATTCTTCTTGACAATAGCAGACATAGCTAACGACATACCCATACCGTTGTTTTGTCCCCCTCCTCCTGCTGCACTCTTGACCAACTCTGCCGAGTCTAGTGTGCCTGTTGCTTGCAGCAGCATTGCTTCAAAACCTTTTGCTGTTTCATAGTTAGAAGCATCCGTACTCCCGAACTTAAACGGTTGTAAGATTTCTGCAGGGTTTCCATTAGTTAGGATGTTTTTACCAGGTCTAACTTCGAACTTCATACCTCTCGGTAATCTTGTCGCATCGATACCCATCATAGGCGCAGTAGTTAACGCCAGAGAGTCCATATGAGAGCGTAGCTGGGCATCAATAGCTTTTTGCATGTTGTACCCCTTCTCAACTGTTCCAACGCCATAGAAGAGTCCTGGACGAACCTCAGGTCTATATGCAATAATCGGTCTGTCTTCCATCATATACGGAGAAGCCTCTGCTTTTAATAACTGACCGTCATTAGCAATAACAACAATAGCTTCTACCAGATCAGAAACAGTATCAGCAGCAGAGTTTTCAGGGAACAACTCAACAACTTCATCGTCTCCGTTCTCTAAGTCTTCTAAATATTCTCTTGGTATAAGACCGTAGTAACGAATAATCTTAACCTTATCGTCTTGATAAGTAGTATCTTCCAAGTGACTAGGATCTAAATCGTCACCTTCGTAGTGTGGCTGTATAGCTACCTTACGATAAACACCAGACTCAATACCTTTAACAATTTGATACAAACTAACATACTCTTCTACTGCAACACCCATTGAGTCATCAATAGCGTCAGCGTTAGGATCAATCAGTAAGTTTCTTGGGTTAACAGGCTTGACTTTTACTACAACTTTTTCTTGCTCGGTAACACCTACAGCAGCCATACCCTGTTCTCCAGGCATTTGTTGTGTGGTAGGTACTCGTTCCATTTCAGTCTTAACTAAAACTTCACCAATACCTGTGCCGTAGATTTCTGCTAGTTTAACAATAGAACTGACGTTGTTTATATATGCGTTGTTGTGTGTGTCTTCTAACAGAAGAGCTTGCATTATTTCAACATCAGTTCTCTCTTGATCTAAACCGTCATCTTCTACTTCAAACAGTTTTCCGGATCCAGCAAAGCCTTCCATAGTTTCCGCAACCCTGTTATCAACAGC